CCTTGGAATTTGCGTGACAGTATGGTACAATGTTTCCCGACTATGGAAACGCAACTAGATTACTCAGACATCCTAATCGTACCTCGTCATTCAAGCGTCAACTCTCGGTCAGAAGTTAATCTGATGCGAGTAAATATGGGACGTATTCCTTGGAGTGGTGTTCCTATTGTGGCCGCTAATATGGCAACAATCGGTACGCTGGAGATGGCAGAAGCTCTTGCCAAGAGCATGTGGCTTACTTGTCTCCACAAGCACTATACCGCAGCAGAGATTCTTTCTCTGTCTAGGGATGGCCAGTATTTCTCTGCACCAACAATTGGACTGGACAACACCAGCCGTGAAACTTTCCGTCAGGTGATGGAAAAGCAGAATGATTTTAAGTTTGTTTGCATCGATGTTGCCAACGGTTACATCGATAATTTTAGTGAATTAGTGTACAATATTCGTCGTGAATATGGAGATCGGGTAAATATCATTGCGGGTAATGTTGTTACCCCAGAAGGAGTAAGGCTACTATGCAAGGCAGGCGCGGACTTTATCAAGGTTGGAATCGGCCCCGGAAGTGCATGCACGACACGCAAGATGACCGGAGTAGGGTTTCCACAATTCTCGGCAGTCCAGATGTGTGTAAAAGAAGCACGACAAATTCCAGGACTGTCGGGAATAGTCGCGGATGGTGGGTGCGTACATCCCGGTGATGTCTCAAAGGCATTTGCCGCAGGAGCACAGATGGTCATGCTGGGAGGAATGCTAGCAGGCCACGATGAAGCTGGTGGATGGGAGTTCGATTACACCACAAATACAATGGTCCCGACATTCTACGGCATGGCATCAGAACACGCCATGCAGACTCACTACAATCAGCGAAACCATTATCGTGCAGCAGAAGGCAAGAGGGTTGTTATTGAACCAAAGGGTCCAGTAGAAAATACTGTACGAGAAATTATGGGCGGTGTCCGTTCGGCATGTACTTATGTTGGCGCAAAAAATCTTGATGAACTTTCTAAGAATTCAGGTTTCATCAAGGTAAATCGCCAGTATAATACTGCCTTCGGAGACTAATATGAACATTTTCGTACTTCATCGTGATGCTTTGGTTGCTGCTAGTCATATGTGCGATAAGCATGTAGTTAAGATGATTCTTGAAAGCGCACAAATGCTTTCGACTGTTCATCACCTCTACGATAATCCATACAACCTTCCACTCTACAAGAAGTGTTTCGTCAATCACCCATGTACTCTATGGGTTGCCGATAGCAGCCAAAACTACAACTGGTTGGCAGAGCATGCGTATGCACTCTGTAACATTTATCGCAATCGTTATGGTAGGACGCACAAGAGCAATGATCTCATCTTCAAGATGGTATTTCAGTATCCAGAACTACCGAATCGCGGTCTGACCAATTTTGCTCAGGCCATGCCCGATAAATACAAAGTCTTTGGCGATCCAGTACTTGCATATCGTAAGTATTATGTCGGAGAAAAAAGTAGGTTTGCAAAATGGACTTGCAATCCTGAACCAGAATGGTATACTACAATGCTTAAGGAGAATGAATATGAGCGAAGTGAAGATTTTGCGACTAACTAGTGGTGAAGAACTGATTGGTAAGGTTACTCAGTCAGATAATTCATACAACATCAAGAAGGCTTACATCCTGATCCCCATGGGCCAGGGTCAGATTGGTTTTGCGCCATACATGCCCTACACCAAGGCTGAGGATGGCATTGACATTCCAGACATGCATGTTATGTTTGCGTTGCAGCCAATGATTGAGATGGAGAATCAATACACTTCTTCTATCAGCGGTCTAGTTACTGCTCCAGCAGGAATGGGTAAGATTCTCGGTGCAGGGCTGAAGCTTTCTGAATAAAGCCATATTCCCGTAGCTCAGTTGGATTAGAGCAAATGCCTTCTAAGCATTAGGTCACAGGTTCGAATCCTGTCGGGAATGTTTATGAATCCATCGGCGTGGTAGGAACACGCGGAGTTGACAAGACTTGCGCTAGCGTAAAACCACCTATTCTGTGACAAAGCTAGGTAATGGGTGCAAATCCCATATGGATCTTTATGAGAAAAAAGCCACTATATAAAACGACGATTACACTTTGGACAGTGTATGATACAAGATTTAGAAAGCCTATGGATGTTATGGATTATGCAGTAAGGAAAGAATTTGGATCTTATTTGGCTAAGATTGATTGCGTAGAAATCAGAGAGCCATTTAAGGACGAAGACTGGAAAGACGAAGCAAATCAATACTTCCATTGATGGAGATTGGTGTAACGGTAGCACAACTGACTCTGACTCAGTTTGTCCTAGTTCGAATCTAGGATCTCCAATACGAGGATGTAACTCAATGGCAGAGTGTGACCCTTCCAAGGTCAATGTTGCGGGTTCAAGTCCCGTCATCCTCTTTCTTCGGTAGCTCAGATGGTAGAGCGTGGAGCTGTTAACTCCAATGTCACTGGTTCGATCCCAGTCCGAAGAGTTATGTCAACTTTAGAAGAAGAAATTTATGCGTTGCAGAGGTGTAAAGAATTCATCTATAGTCTTCTTGACCCAAAGCAAACGCCAAAAGTACCAAAAGAAATTCGTGAAAAAGCACGAAATGTGGTAAAACATTATCCTTTGGTGGTTGATGTTTTTGTAGAGAAGTACTATAATGAGAAGATAGTCGGGTCAAAGGCGACTTCTAATGATTATTCCAAAATTGAGCGTGAAATTGAACGATATCTTGACGCAGACGATGCCTATTTGTCTGGAAATGGAACGGCAGAAGAAGCATGTAAGTCTGATCTTCCACAAGAATAAGTTAGTTTCAATTGGCACTAACCAATTTAAGACACATCCACTTGCTCGTAAGTATGGTTATGTCATTGATTGTGTTCATTCTGAACTAGATGCGTTCAATAAGCTGCCAAAATCCTACAAAAGAGGCGAAAAAAGGTTGAAATTGATCAATTTTCGTATGAATCGGTTTCATCAACTTAGAAATTCTAAGCCTTGTAAGAAATGTTTGTCATGGTGTGTTGACTTCTTTGATGAGATCTGGTACACTGATGATGAAGGTTTTCAAGAATTGGAGATTTAAATGTATAAACATGGCGAAAAAATTGTAAATTCTGAGAATAGTCGTCCTTGCACCATCGTAGGATCGCAAACTTCACGGGCAAAGGACAAGAAGGGTATGATTTACGAAGAAACTGAATATTGTGTCCGCTATGAGGATGGCTCAACGGACTGGATTTCCGCAGATAGCGCAAAGAAGCTTCTAATCGACTAATGGCATACCGCATTCACATCGATATCCCCCTCGTAGTCTCCTGCCAAGAGGAGGCTGTAATCGCCGCCAGAGCCATTATGGAGAGTCTGGCCTCCCCAGAGGCCCTACAGTCCGTAAAGGCCCACAACGGCACACAGGTCAACTATCGCCTTGGGGACGATACTGACCGCCAGAAGAGCAATTATTTGGTTTTGACTCCTTCTGGGCATGTTACTAACCAAAAATGTAAAATTCTCTTGACAGAGGAGCCATCTTCAGTAGAATGATGGTGTAGCAGGGAACGACAAAGCACAAATCGTTCCGCCCTAACGGGAAAGCGAGAACTAACTCGCCAGCATTGAGATGCTGAAATTTGGGTAGGTAGTTCAATCGGCAGAACCTTCCGCTTATAACGGCAGATGTGTGGGTTCGACCCCCACCCTACTCATTGGAGATATAAGTATGATTATGACCGAAGAAGATAAAAAAATCGTACTACTTCTCAAGGATGAGATTGAAAAGATCAAGGTCAATATGATTCTGGAGAATAAAAAAATTGACCAAATTGTTTCAGTTTTAACCAAAATTATTCAAAAGGAGAATAATAATGCATAATAATGTTTTTACTTACCGTTGGCTTGCTGTTTTTACCGCTTTTGCTGCTTTAATTTTGCATCTTGATAATGCAAAGGTTCCACTAGTTTGGGCTTTTGCTGGTCTAACTGGTCTTCTGCTTGTTGCAGAGATTCGTCGGCTTTCAAAGGAAGTCTGCTCACTTGAGCGTAGCCACTGTGATCGTGATATTCGTGAAGGAGTTGAGGGTATCCGTCGAGATATGTGGAATCAGGTCGATACACTTCACACCGAAATCGAAAAGTGCTCAAATACCATTTGCAAGGCAAAGACTCGTCTTTGAGCTGATTAGTTAATCGTAATTACAAAACCCCCCGACTCCAGCGGGGGGTTTTTTCATATAAATAGCTACATGGACACATTTCATTCAGCTAAAATAATTTCTTTAACTTCTGGTACTGGTATTACTAAAGCAACACTAGGAAACCATAAGGCAGTAACATTAAGTGCTCCAGGCTCGGCTATGGGGGTTACACTTGACTTTGTTTCAAGTGATGGAACTCTAAACACTGGACACATAAGCATAGCAGCAAGCACTACCGTAGATCTACCAACAAGAGTTTATGGTTTAACAGCAAATCAGGCTGGATCTATTATCGTATATAACTGATGTTACATCTGTCTAAATTCTTGAGGGAGAGCCTTACTCTCCAGTATCACTCTGAACTTAATCCAAAGTTCTGGGTAAATATTTTTCTCAAGGATGAGGTTCGTAAACAGCTACTTGAAATTTCTAAAGAATGGCTAAAGTTTGCCGAAATACCAACTAGTGCAGTAGAAGATATAGTCCTTACTGGAGGAAATGCAAATTTTAACTATACGGAAGATTCAGATTTAGATGTTCATATCATCTTAAATCCCAAAAAAATTCCAAACTGCGCTGGCGAAGAATACTTTAAGGACAAAAAACTAATTTGGTCTTTAACCCATGATATTGAAATATATGACACAGAAGTTGAAGTTTATGCTCAACTCGGACAAGTAAAGATCCCGGACAATCAGGGCGTGTATTCCTTGAAGACTGGAAAATGGATAGTAAAACCAGAAAATCTAAAATTAGATTTTGAGCATGACGATCTTCTAAAGAAAAAGATTGAAGATGCAGTTTATGAAATTGAACATGCTCTTCAAAATACTACTGATACTAAAGCAGCTGAAAAGCTTTTGGAAAAATTTCAAAAATTAAGAAAACATGCTATAGCAAAAAGTGGAGAATTTACGCAAGATAATTTAATTTTTAAAGAATTGCGTAATCGTGGCTATATTGATAAGATAAGAGAATTTATAGTTAAAATGACGGATAAGCGTCTTTCTATTTAAATTGGCAGAATACCAGTAACAGGTACGGCATCAGTAGCTAAATTTCTAACTATTTTTACTATTCCACCTTTATTTGGAGAATTTAAATTTTCATAGTAAAATAGTGATGGTGTTTTAGAATCTATAGTCAGTACAGTATATGCGTTATCTTTGCCTGGAACGCCACTAGAAATATAGTATTCTCCTAATAAATGTTTAGAAGAAACACTTCCCTGTACTCTTGTAAAAACTATTTGAGGTGGTGTTGAACTATAATTAGAAGAATGCCCTTGATAGAATAGGAATTTTTTGCCTGCTACTAAATCCAATGTGGGTCGTAAAATATTATTAATGATAAATCCATTTGTGCCATACTTTACTGAAACCACTATATCGAATATTAAATTAGAACCAACGCCACCAGATTCTATGGCAACAGATCTACAGGATCCCCCGTATCCCCATACAGAGTAACTTTCTTTATCTGCATATGCAAATTTTCTTAAATAGCTCTGAAGTTCATTTTGATTATCGTAACAAGCTAGAAAATTTCCTGTTTTATCAAAAACATTTGAAGAACCTAATAATGACTGATCAGCAGATAACAATTCTGTTGTAGCATTACCTCTAGTGTAAACATTAATAGTTGTCCATAAACCAATTCTATTATCATTTACAATTGGCTCTTTTACAAAAATAAATTCTTCACCATCACTTGATACTTCTACTTTTTCGACATTTAATCTATCAATATTAGCAGTATTTCCTGCATAAGATATTTCTACTAAATCATTTTCATAAAGACCTAATTTTGTAATTTCTCCAGAATTAGTTACAGATTTTATGATATATGCTGTGTCTCCTGTAAATCCAGTATTTAAATCAAGCTTTGGAGGATTTACGAAATATTCATTTTCGTATCTATATTCTGCATTATTAATTCCTGTCAAAGATACAACAGTAGTTAAAAATATATTATCGCCAGTAGAACCATCAAATTGATAAACACCATTTATAGATGATGTTATACCATCTTGTTCTTTTATGTAATAACCATTACTTACTGTAAAGGTATTTCCGTTTGTTATACCTTGTAAAAATAAATTTAATAGTTCAATATCGTCTAAATCTACAGTTTCAGAATAATCAAAAATTGCTTTACCAAAAGAATTATAAAAATATACTAAAGGATTTGATTTTAATTCTTTTCCAATTAAATCAAAATCTGTGTAGGAATTTGTAATATTGATTCCATACGATCCATATGTTTTGGTTAAAACAATATTGCTATTTTTTGACATCTTATCTTGCTATAAAGTAAATATTTTGACCTGTGCTGCCACCACCACTCTTAGCAAATAGTTTATTCATATTTGAAACTTCTAAGAATATTTCTTCACCAGCATCAAGTGGATATCCATAAGTGAATCCTGATTCTCCTATAAAGACAAATTGAGTATTTGTCGGATAAGATTTTAGATTAACTCCTTTAGAGCATGTAAATCCTCCAGGATACATTCCAGTAGCTGTTGTGGTAGCTGTAAATAATCCAGTTAACAATGAGCTTGGTAAAGTTTCCGAATTTACTGTAACTTTTGCTGTACCAGCAGTTAGTAGAGTTTCAATTACTGGAATTCTGGATGTGAATGTTGCACCAGAAATTCCAGAATTGTTAATTGTGGTAAGTAAAGACTCAAGAGTTACACCCGTAATACTAACTGGTGTACCAGTAGATCCTTGAATATAAACTGGACCAGTTCCGGAGTTATAAATGGCAACTGCTGGATTTACATTTGCAGTCAAGGTAATTGGAGCACCAAGGACTTGGACCATCAATGCTGGACTACCACCACCATTTGAAACCCCAGCGATGAGATTAGTTGTAGGATCGAATAAGCGGACATAAGCCCCACTAGTTGCTCCAGTAGGATCGACTCCAATTGTTTTAATTATGAAATCTCCACTGGTTAGTTTGCTATCCATATTTGCTGTATCAGCAAGTATGTCAGTCAAAAGAGTATTACCAGCCTGATCCTGAGTTAAAACTGCATTATTTAGACCTGAACCATTTACTTTTAGAGAAGTTCCGGTATAATTTACTACTGGTACGGATCCTCCCGTACCACCACCACTAATACTAGCATTTGTATTTAATGTTACACCAGTAGATGCTAAGTAGGTAGGAAGTGGATTTGAAGTAGTTATTCTGTTTGCATCACTGGTGTTTCCCCAGACCAATTTAAAGAGCTGAACATGAGATGTAGCCCCGTAAGAATCAATAACGAAGTCTGTGGAAATGGTGGCAGTGGCTCCACCAGCAACATTGATCTGCAAATTTGCGTCATTTACGGCCATAATTTCTCCAATTTAATCTAACTATATAGGGTATTCATTATGCTTATCGAACCAACATTTAAAAATCAATTTTCTAAGTTAGTAATAGATTATGTTTCAAAACATAATTCTACTTATATGGATGCTATATTAAAAATTTGTGAAGACTATAATATGGAACCGCAAGGAGCATCTAAGCTTCTAACAAAACCAATAATCGAAAAACTAGTCGAAGAGGGAAGAGATCTGCATCTTTTACCCAAAAAGGCCAAACTTCCTTTTTGACTAATCACCAGACTTTGGTATACTACACCATCGGCCAAGGGAGTTCCTTGGGAAAAATTTAAGGAGATTATATGTCATTTAGCGATTTTAAGAAGCGTTCGAAGTCCAGCATTGAAGATCTTACCAAGAAGATCGAAGACCTAAACAAGACTGCCGATTACAAGGATGATCGGTTCTGGAGGCCAGAAGTTGACAAGGCGGGTAACGGCTATGCCGTGATTCGTTTCCTTCCAGCCTGTGAAGGTGAAGATGTTCCTTGGGTCAAGGTTTACTCGCACGGCTTCCAAGGCAAGGGTGGCTGGCTGATCGACAACTGCCCAACCACGCTTGGCCAGAAGTGTCCGATCTGTGAAGCCAACAGCGAACTTTGGAACAGCGGTGTCGAAAAGGACAAGGACATTGCCCGTAACCGTAAGCGCAAGCTAACCTATATCAGCAACATTCTTGTTGTCAGCGATCCTTCAAACCCCCAGAACGAAGGTAAGGTGTTCCTCTTCAAGTACGGTACGAAGATCTTCCAGAAGATCCAGGAGGCCATGCAGCCTCAGTTCAAGGACGAGGAAGCCATCAATCCGTTCGACTTCTGGAAGGGTGCTAACTTCAAGTTGAAGATCCGTAAGGTCGCTGGGTACACTAACTACGACAAGTCGGAGTTTGATGGTGCTACCGAACTCTACAAGGGCGATGATGAGAAGCTTGAGAAGCTGTGGAAGACTCTGTACAAGCTTCAGGACTTTGTTGCTCCTGGTGAGTTCAAGTCATACGACGAACTCAAGAAGAAGTTGAACGATGTTCTCGGTGGCGACATTCGCAGCGTTGCCCCTGCCGCTAAGAGAGCGGAGGACGAGGACGAAGTGGCTGAGGCCGTTCCTGCTCGTAAGGCTCCCAAGCCAGACGAAGACGAGGATGCGCTTGAGTACTTCAAGCGACTAGCTAAAGAAGACTAAAAAATTCAATAGTCAGTTGCTCATAGCCCTCCAAGTCGGAGGGCTATTTACTTTATTAAAGAACTGATCAAGATCTTCTGAATATCCAGATTTTATATTTATTGGAGTATCTTTATTTTTTAACATTGATTGTGTTTTTGCTAATCTAGCACCTGGATTTCCAGAGACAATTTCTTTAAACTTATCGAGATTTGTCTGCAACATTTCAATTTTTTCATTTACTGAATTTTTTGATTTGTATAAAATTTTATTACTTTCATCAATAAGTTCATCTGCTTGAGTAGGTGTTTCTACTGGTGGTAATAAATCTTTAGTTGTTAACTGTGGAGTTTCTTGATCTATATTTTCTGGCAATAAATCATTCGTTGATGTTGACTCAGATTCTACCTTTTCATCTGGTGGGATTAAATCATCTGTTGTTAATTGTGAAGTTTCTTGCTCTTTATTTTCTGGTAATAGATCGGATGTAGAAATCTGCGTAGTTTCTTTTTCTGCTTCTTGTGGTAGTAAATCAGTTATAGAAACTTGTTCTGTCTGTTGAGCTGTTTCTTCTGGTAATAAATCGGAAGTGGAGATCTGTTCTACTTCCCGACTATCTTCTTGTGGTAACAAATCAATAGTAGAAGTTTGTTCTACTTCTTGGACATCTTCTTGTGGAAGTAGATCTAATGTAGAAGTTTGTTCTACTTCTTGTGTATCTTCTTGCGGTAATAAATCTATCGTAGAAATCTGTTCTATTTCCTGACCATCTTCTTGTGGTAACAAATCAATAGTAGATGCCTGTTCTACTTCTTGTGTATCTTCTTGTGGAAGTAGATCTAATGTAGAAGCTTGTTCTACTTCCTGGACATCTTCTTGAGGTAACAGATCTATTGTAGAAACTTGTTCAATTTCATTTTCTTGTGGCGGTAGAAGATCTATTGTAGAAGCTTGTTCTACTTCTTGTATATCTTCTTGTGGAAGTAGATCCAATGTAGAAGCTTGTTCTACTTCTTGAACATCTTCCTGTGGTAACAAATCAATAGTAGAAGCTTGTTCAATTTCATTTTCTTGTGGAGGTAGAAGATCTACAGCTGATTCTATTGTATTACTATTGGATTGTTCTTCTGAGTTTTTTGTTTCTATTGTAGTTAGGCTAGAATAATTTGTATCTGGTATATCTACAGTTTCAATTTCTTGTGTTTGTTCTTCTGGATTATTATTTAAATCTGTTTGGGGAGAAGATTCTAAAAAATCAGAATATTCGTTTGATCCTGTTGGAACTGGAGCTGGAACCATAGAATCAATATTAAAAAAGTCAAAATTAGTATAGTTTATGTTGGGTGTTTCGTCTTTCATTTGCTTTCTTTTCTTGATCTTCTAACCAAATCTTATGCTGTAGCATGTAAACATCTTTTTCCCATGGTATTAATGATTCTAATTCGTTTATAGAAATATTTGCGCCTGTGCTCAAAAAATGTGTTACTTTGTAAAAAGAAATAACATTATTGTGAGTCAGGCATGTGTAAAAAAATTGAGAATACCCTCCAATTTTGTGCTTTTTTCTGTTCCATCTTTTGTATAATATCTAATTATTGATGTTATTTTTGGTAATCCATTGACAAATAATTTTATTTTTTCGTATTCAGAAATTGTTAAATTTGATAAAAGTTGATCTACAATTTCTTCACTAATATCATCATATCCAAGAACATTTTCTTCCATATAAATTTTAGCTATCGATGCTTTTAGGAAATGTTTTGTATCGAAATCTCCATTCATTTCTAAAATTTTATATACTTTTGGTTCTTTTAATATAATTTTTGTAGATTCGTCCAAAGATATTTCTTTTTCTTTGATTCCAGCTACAATTGCTATTTTTGATAGATCAACTTTTGTTTCTATATTTTCTTTCGTTGAAGGACATGTAAAGTTTACCTTAACTGTTTCTCCTATTGACTTCGATCTAAGATTACAGAAAAGATATTCCATATCTTGTAAAGTTAATTCTTTTGGATCTATATTTTTAAAACAACTTTCCAATAAATCCAAAATTGTTCTAAAAATTATTCTGGTATTTTTTTCTTCTTTAATTAATAGTAAAGATTTTTCATCTGATACTAAAAATGGTCTGAAGAAAACTTCTTTATTTTTACTTGGTAATACACAAGAGTATTCTGGATATCTTCGTTTAAAATTCATAATTATCTCGCTTCATAATATCTAAAATTAAAAATAACATCATATGTTGCGTTCCCAGAATTAGGTTCTGAGTCAAAATCTATTGGAAGAATAACTGCTGGAAATGCTTCTTTGAATGTAAATGTACATGCTACAGTCCCATTGTATGTCAATGCTTTAAGAGTTACTGTTCCCTGTTTAGCACAATCATCATAAAATTTAATGGCTGTAAGTTTACCAGATACTCCAGCATTTAAAGAACCCAATCCATTAAACCAACTTTGTATAATCTTATATGTTGCCCAGTCTTGTTCTACCGGGAATCTTATTAATAATCCTTTATCGCTTTCATATGTTGGATTTGTTGGAATATTTCTTCCAATTCCTGGTCCAGTGTTTCTATCTGGAGTTAATTCAACCCCTCTTTGTCCAAAGCTGGCATATATTGCTGGTATCGACTCTACACTAGTAATATTCCCGCATTCCGAGGAAAAATCCACAGAAAATCTATTTCTTCTTTGGATACCATTATGTTCTGAAATTTTTGCTATTAGTTCGTCTGGAGTCATTTGAATATATTTTTTTCGGTTAATAATTTAAACTGCCATTTATTTTCTTCGCATAATTTTTGTGCAGCTTTCCATTTTGATTCATTTATCAAATATCTAGCAGTTTCTTCTTTGAATGATTTTGTTTTTTTATTTTTTGGAAGCATAGTTTGTTTATAAGGTTTTACTTCCACTATCAGTGTTTGTTCTTTTCCACTTTTATCTTTTAACTTAACAACAAAATCTGGAAAATACATATGAACCTTTCCGTCTACTGGAGACAGATAAGGTATTTTTAAACACTCATAGCACCAATTTATAACGGAGTCGTTATCATCAAAATACTTGCAAAGTTTTCTTTCCCACAAGGACTTGCATAATATTTTTGATGAATTTCCAACATATTTTTCTGTGTGCTCTGGTAAAAATTTTGTTTTATACGGCACTAAATATATATAACGGAATAAAAATATGGCAATATGGCAATTTCCATCTGGGTCTTATATCGGAGAACAAGGCTATAGTATTAGAATGTATGCTAAAGAATATAGTGTTCTTGCAGGACTAAGAACTAGAAATGCTATTGCAGCAGCACCATTTCATACCATCACATTACCAATACCAGGAAATTTAGTAACTCAAACCCAACATGGTTATTCAGAAGAAGCAAATCCTGTTGGACCAATGCTTACTGCTGCTGGAGCATTGAATAGTGGAGGAACTGCAAATTTATTAAAAAGGGTCTTTATAGATCCCATGCTTACATATTTTAGTAATATTAGTTCTACAACCACACAACAAATGTATTCCAATATAACAGAATTATCTTTAAAGTCTGAAGCTAGAAGAGAATTTGAATTTGGGTGGTTATTAATACCAAAAAATGAAACTGAAGCTACCGCAGTTGCAAATATATGTAATGTTTTAAGAGAAGCTTCATACCCAGTATATGCTGGTGGTCCAGAAAGAATTTATCCCCCTCCAATATGGACTTTGAGGATTGCTGCATCTGGTGGTGATGATTTAGGTCTTACTAGAGATTGGTTAGGAGATCCTATGCCCTGTGTACTAGCAGGAATTTCAGTAAATAAAGTTCCTTTAGATTCGAATAGACCTACTTATTTTACAAACGGACAACCATTTGCTACAGCACTGAGTGTAATATTTAAAGAGTTTGAGACTGGAGCAATTGGAGGTAATGGATTTGTTATTAGTAAATCTGAGGCGGTATCAACAATACCAACAACAGGATAATGTTTAATAATTATCAAAAAATTTCTTATGATTTCGATGGTACAAAAAGAACAATTGTATCATTTAATATAGATTTTGATTTTTCGACTATCGAATCTTCGTTTTATACTGAAAAAATAAATGATGATGAATTGCTTGATAGTTTTTCTTTAAAAACTTTTAAAGATTCTTCCAACTATTATATTCCATTATACACTGGAGAAATATTAAATCCATTTATAGAACTACCTCCATCTACAGAACAAATAGAAAATGAATTAAGTACATTTAAATCTTTATTTTCTAATTCAGTTAATTTTACCGCAACTGGAGGTCAAACCGCAGCTAGAGTTGAACCAGGAGATTTAGTAGTCAAATTTGATGCATCTTACGATGCAGATTTCAACACTACAGATAATTTTGCATATGTCTCTGAAGTTGATTATGAAATTAATAAACTTAAAGTTTTGAGTAAGGGATTTACAGCTAGTAGTGGATATAGAATTCTAAGAAAAACAAATAATACATGGAATCCAATAACTGAACCTTTACTTACTGGATTTGTTTTAAATAATGTTCAATTGGAAAATTACTCAAATTCTCCTACTTCATTTACAAATGAATATGAAATAATTACAAAAAGTTTTTCTACCGCTGGATATACTGGTGGAACACCAACTGGTGGATACATATCCATAACGGAAATTAGTGATTTTATTGGAAATAAAAATATGATTAATATTCCAATTATATCACAACTAAAAACTGTTGGAGATATGATTAATGTCAGTAGCTAATATTAAAGGTATAGTGAGTATTACGATTACTCACGGTAGAAGCGATGAAACTTGGACACTTGTAAATGGTGAGTATTCAAGTGGTTATTTTGAGCAAATATCATTTGATGAAGGAATAGAACAGATTCTTTGTAGTGGTACTTTAATGATAAGAGATCACTCAGATGTTCTTAGAAATTTTAACTTTACTGGTAGAGATGGATTAAAGGTAGTAATTAATGATACAGTAGCCAATGGTTCCGGAGAAACAAAAACTTTATATTTTATAATCTATCAGGTAGTTCACGCAACAGATTATTCTGATAGAAATCAAGCTAGAATGGTTGCTTTGAAATTCATTGATCCTCTTTATTTCTATAATCAAAGAAGACCATTTTTATATGAAGAAGACATTAAGCAAATATCAAAAGAACATCCTCAAGCTGAACCCCCCGAGGGTACAGGAGGAGGCGGTGGAGGCGGTGGGGGAGAACCCGGTCAAGAAGAGACTGGATGGGTAAATGAAATATTTGCAAAATTTGCCGACACTGGAACTCCTGGAGTAGACTCAGAATATTTTATTGATTCTTCTAAAAATTATGCTTGGTTAAAAGAAAAGCATCAAATATATCCAAGTGGAAGAAAAATAGATACGGATAATTTCTTATCTTTATTGAACTACTTGGCCACCAATGCAGTAGATGACAATAATGTTCCAAATTTTTTCTGTTGGAAAGATTTGAATAGCTTTAACTTCATAAGCTATTCAACGATGTCTTCTTTAAGTCCATCTGTATTTTTAACCACTGGACTCGTAGATGCACTATATGGTAGTCAGCGGATAAAGATAAATTCTATAAATGAAATTACTAATTTATCTTTAATGGAATTAGAAAACAATGGAGCATTTTCATCTTACTATGAAAGAATAGATCCGGATTTTGAAAATCCATATTTTTCATTTAGTGATGTTTCAAAGGGATATACGAAGTTTTTAGTTCAATATTCTCTTGGAGAAGAATTTAGATTAGGTGGTAAATTATTTAATTTAAATGATGCTAATCTTGGAGAACAGGGATCGATAGATCCAGAAGAAATTGGAAATATAGAAACAGATATTTTTAATAATTTTGATCCAGATAATCCATCAAAACCAAAAGTAACTTCTAGAAGATTTTATGATGACGGCCAATGGGGAAGTTATGATTCTGGATACTTTAATAGTTCTATGCCAGAACAAACTTATAGTCTATACACCAATCAGGGAAATACGTTTAAGTACGAAGGCACAAATAGATTATCCGGTTACATGTGGCAAAGTATGTTTGATATAGAAGAAATTGGTCCAATTTCTGGTACAACTTTGTACATTGAATCCGAAGTTGATGAAGACAATCCTTCGGGTGCTTCATTCCAAAATGTAAATTTTATCAAAGAATATATTAACATACGCAAAGGTATCTCTGGAGAAAGAGACAAATATTATAAACTAAGAGAATTGAAAGAAAGATGGAATATATTCAAATATGTTGTCTGCTGCATGAATAATATTTCAGATTCATTCTATGCTCTTATATTAGGTGCTACTGTTCTAAATGGTGATGAAGAAGGTGGACCAATACCAATAGATCCAAAACCATTAAAATCTAAAGCGTTTAAATATGTTTGGAAAGAAGTAGAATTTGTTCCTAAAGGATATGAAGGAGTTTCTGGGGGAACTGCTACTATCATATATCCTATGTTTGCTGGTTCGTCCAGTTCTGCTGGTGGATGTACCTGTGGGGTTCCATCTGGAATATCTGGGATAGGCGGTATAACGGGTGTCACTTTCCATTTTGCTCATCCATATTTTGAAATTTTTATTCCAAATAATTCAAGATCTGGTGGATTTACTGGATTTAATGCAGGATTTACCGCTGATTATGGAGGAGCTATAGGAAATACATTTGTTAAAATTCCAACATATTCATATTTTCCAGCATTTAATATTAATGAGCTTACTAATTATGAAACAAAAACACAAAATGAATTAAATCCTAGAAAATATGTTGGTGCAGGAATTAATATGGATCTGGAACAATTCCCTGGAGGAAATAAGATAATACCTGTAGGCTATAACCCAACTATAGACGATCCTTGCAAACATTCATTCAATGGTCAAATAGTAAAAATGCAACAAATTAACATTAAAGATTTAACGGGCATTAGTCTTTCTCAGAAAGATATTAACGCTGCTCCTGTTTTATACTTTTTTGATGTTCAAAATGCTGTAGAAGGGCAATGCGAAGATTGTCCTGCGGAGGGTTAAAATGTCTAAAAATGTTTTTCTTAATAAAATAATTGCAACTACTGCATCAAAAACAAATGAAATAGATGAAGAACATATTGAGGCTAAAGAATATGTTTGTGCCAATCCATTGGCAATTTATGGGTCACCACCAAGAACTGTAGATGAATGTCTTGAAAAGTTCTTTCCGGGTTATACTCAAGACGCAGCTTTAAATGACATGGTTGGAAAAATAAGACCATCTAAAACACCAACGCAGTCTTCTACTCTTCTTATTTACGAGGAAGATCCTGAGCCAGATGGATGTACTTTAACTTGTGCATTCACGGAAACAAAGCTATGTGATGATATTTCTAAAAAGATGGGCGATAACTTTTTAGGATGCTTATACTCAGAACCCAATTCCCCATTTAGCTGTGATTGTCCAAAATATGGAAAAGATTTTCCAAAACTTTTAGCAGCAGCACTTAAAAATAGCACTTTCTGGGGTACACCGTTTGAAAGCCCGTTGGCAAGAAGAGCATTCATTGCATTGTTAAATGCTACTAAAGTACAGGTTACGATTGATGGTACATTTGCTGTGCGACCTGGCTATAAAGTGAATATTGAAGATATTCCAAGAGAATATTCTGGCAATAATTTTGGAAAATTACATGGAAACTGGATTGTTCTAAACGTTAATCATAGAATATTTAAAGATAGACACCAGGAAACAACATTGACACTTGTTAGAGATTATTCTGCTGATAATGCCCCAAATATAAGCACAGCTAGTTCTAATCTTGGACCAATTATAAATATACAGAGATGATGTATTTAAAAGATATAAACATCTTTGGTTATATTGATGCAAAGGGAGATGTAGCTAAAGTATCAAAAATGGCCTTTACTAATCAAATAGTGAAGAATTTGATAAATTTAAAATTTGGTGATGCTAGATTGACAGAAGAAAAATACGAATTCACTATTGACTCTTTTAAATTTTCAACAGATTATGGGTACGACAGCGTATCTTTATCTTCTCTTATGGCCAGAGTCATGCACAAATTGCCTCAAGTAAAAGATATTAAGATAATCCCGTTAAGAAGCGAAAAAACAGTAACTTTCGATGTTTCTTACCAAATAGAAGATTCCATATCTAAAAATATACAGACATCTACGTTTAAGTTTACAATAGATAAATAATTTCATGAATTATGAAATAAATCTTGTAGATCTGGATAAAGATTCTTTAAAACAAAATCTAATAACCTACCTAAAAACTACAGAGGTAGGTAAACAGTATGATTTAGATACCGATGGCACAGCTATCAAGATGTTAGTGGATTTATTCAGCTATAACACCCTAATATGGCTACATTATTTACATTATGTCAATAAGGAATCATTTATATCTACTGCACAGAGAACAGATTCTTTATCTAAGCTATTACAGACTGTAGGATTTACCCTAAACAACAAAAATTCAGCATTTTCTTTAGTAACTTTTGCAAAAACAAATGCAAGTTTAGCTCAAATTGATAGATTTGCAGTTGTAAGAGGTAGAAATGCAAATAACTCCCTACAAAATTTTTATTATCTTGATGGTCTAAAGACACTAGACAATACAACAACTTTGCCATTTTATGCTGGAACTGGATTAGTAAAACAAATACCTATAGAAATTGATTTAGATAATCAAGAATACAAAATAGAAAATGAGAACGTGGATATCAGAACTATTCGCGTTTCTGTAAATTCTACATTCTGGACTAATTATACCAATAATCCACTTCAAGATACTGATGAAAATTCTCAGATATTTTTCGTCATTAAAAAGGGAAAGTATTATTACCTAAAATTTGGAAAAAATCTACAAAGCCAGGATATAAATTCCATAGGAAAGTCTATAACTGGTTCAGATACTGTTACTTTAAGTTATGTAATTTCTTCGGGAACTGTTGGAAATAATGTAAAAATAACAGAATTGGTTTCAAATGGAACAAAAACTATTCCTGTGGTTTTAATATCATCCACTTTATCAAGCGGGGGGTATGATACACCAGATCTGAATTACTTAAAATATATTGGACCAAGATATTATGGTTATAATGGTTTAATAACAAAATCTGATTATGAAGCAGCAATCGCCTCATCTGGATATCTATCAAGCTATACAGATATTGTAAACAAAATAGCTGTTTTTGATGGACAAAATCATAATAATAATTATGGAAAAATTTATTATTCTATAATTGGTTATGATGTTGGTGATGTTACGATTCAGAGTATAACAGATATACTACAAGCAAAGGCTGTATATGGTCTTAATGTTGTTTATAAAGCAAGTGAAAATTTCACTGGAAACATAACAATGGCTTGTACAAGAGATGCTTCCAAAACTACAAAAACAACTGGTCAATTGAGAAATGAACTTGAAGATGCCATAGAAAATAATTATGGTACTTTAAAGTTTAATAATTCAATCTCAAAATCTGCTCTAATAACATTAGCTACAGAAGTCAGTCCCGGACTTGTAGTAAAGGATTCTAATATATCTTTTACATTTACAAAAGCAATTAATCTCACAGAAAATAAGACTGTTTATTTCTATAATTCAATATCAAGTATAACTACAGATCTTGTGTCATCTAATCTTTCTACAAGTTCTGTTAAATTTGTTTCAACTACCACAAGTGTTCCAGAACTTAATGGATTTAAATATATTGATGCTGTTTTATCAAACGGGACTACTGTAAAATCTAAAATTGGAGTATTTAATCCAACTACAGGATTTGTATTATTCTATGATGGATTAACCGTTGCTGATGAGTTTGATATGACTATAACTCCAAATACAGATCAGATTACACCAGTTCAAAATATGGCAGTGGATTACGCAATCTCAAGTATTACAATAACATGATTTTATTCTTCAATCCAACATCATCTCAGTCAATCGGACCAACCGGAATGAACATGACGGTCGGAGCTGAATATGCAATTAATCAATTAAAACAACTTTACGATTTTAATAAGATTTTTAGAGATGATCTAAATTTTAGATATTATGTCGAGAATCAATTTCCACAATGGATAGTAGATCAGTCAAAGACAAATTCTGATGTAAAAATTATTGATCTAATTCAAGAATTTTATAATTTTTATTTTTCCAAGAATGGCTTAAATCTTTATCCAAATTATGAACATATTCAGAGTGTATTTTTCTCAAACCAAGATGGACTTAGGCAGACATATTCTTCCTTATTTTCTGACTTTGATTTTGACGATTTTATAACTTCGAAAGAAGATGAACTTAGAGAATTTTTGATATCAAATAAAAGTAGATTCATATCAAATAAAGGTATGCAAAAGTCATATGAATACTTTTTGGATAGTTTATTTGCATCAATCCAATATCAACTTAGCAAAGGAATAGATGATACTTTTGTATTAAATGCTTCAGAAATGAATGAAAATAGCTTTACAGATGGTACAGATTTACAGGAATATTCTATTAAAATAGAGGCATCCATAGATGAAAAATATCAGGATGACTTTATTTCCATGTTAAAACCAGTGGGATTCTACATGAATTTATTACAATCTCCGCAAACATTTGCCCAGGCTGGATCTACGATAAATAAAAAGATCCCTTCGAAGGTTTCTGTATCGTGATTTAGAATAAATAACCTGTATGACTATTCCAAATAAATCAGAAAATCTTTATTCCTCAAGTGTAGTTGATTTTATCAAAGCTGCCTTTAAGGAGGATTATTATCTTGGTCTTGGGGTTGGCAAGGCAGGATATGAAAAATACACTAACAGATTATCAAAAACCGCAGCCAATTGTGGCGTTTTTGCTAAGAGAATTTTACCAAATGATATAAATGCTGTTATCGATAGAAAGGATTGGGTTCCCAAAGCCTATGTCCCATATAATTCAGCAGTAGATATAACAAATAGTATTTGTTTTAATTCTACTAATGGTGGCCTTTATCTTTGTGTTAAGGACCCTACGTTCAATAGACAAAGTGCATTTGGCACAGAAATTTCTAGATATAAGCCAGATGCAACTGCTGGTGTTATAACCTCATATCCAGATGGATTTAGTTGGGTTTTGATAACAGAAGATTCTTCTCCATATTTAACTGACTATGTTAGAATTCGCGGCATCGATACGATGGTTGAATTCAGAGGAGTCACTGGGGATGGTTCCAGTATTACAGGTACTACTGGAGGAGGAGGAACTTCGGGAATTACAGTTGGAACATGCTGTCTCTACGCAAAATATAAAATGGAGATTAATGGAATATGTTTTGATAAGGGAGATTTAATTCAAGCCTTTACAATTCCTAATGAAGCAACTTGCAGAATTTTTGGTAATCTTTTGGATCTACAATCAGATTTTAAAAATTCTTTACTAGGTCTATCTGGAGGATTTTTTAATTACTCTGGAACAGCTGGATGTACTCCATGCAACGAAACATTATCCAGTGTTACTCCATATGAAACATTTGGAGATGTTATTAACCTTTATCCAACAACAAATATTTTCAGAAAAAACTATGAAACACAAAGTACAAACTTCAAATCGGGTGGGTTGGTAAATGCTACTTGGTGGGATGATCCAACTGAAGCTTACTATGTAAGTAAAGAAAATCCGCAATTAACACTAAGTTATGATGGAACTATCGGAAACTTCAAGGCATATCTCAAAACTGTGTATGTTGGATCTAATTTAGGTTACAAAGTAATAGGAATAATTACAGAAAATGAATTAGATGTACAGGATTGTGTGTATATCGAAGCAGTAGCTATTGAATCTGGTGTTAATGGAACTAGTCCAAATGGAGATTTCTCCAAATGTCTTGCCAATATAGAATTTGGATTGTTGCCAGAAACAGACGATGATTATCTAAATGTTTATGGATTATTAAGACCCAGTAAAATTTCTGTAGAACTTACTGTTCTAAAATCTGAAATCAAGGATATTTTAACACCAACTACAGGATCTCCAAATTTTGGTCTGGATTCTGTATTCCTTTCAGTTGGGATTAGATATCCAGATGGAACAAAGATATCTCCTGTTTTAAACAGAAGTTTTTCTCCAAGCTTGAAAAAGACCTGTGCATCGGCTTTAACATTTAGTGATATTACTTCTCTTAGCGAGGCCAGTTTAGTGTTTGATCCAATTACTACATCAACTAATTATTTCTCAAATAAGTTGAATAGAACAAAGGATTCAAAATATTCTGGTGAACCCATAGAGACATCAACACCATTATCTTCATATAAGGTTACAAATGTAATTGATGGAAATGAATTATTATTATCAAGCTATGATTCTTCTACTCTTACTGGAGGAATTAGCTTAAATTATGCAAATCCAGATAAAACTACCGGAACTATTTATTTAACAACAGTAAATGCAGCTCCATTTACATTCGATGGGTGCAATATACTTTCAGCTACGGATAGTACAATATCTTCTGCCGCAACTACATATACAATAACATCAATATTTGATATATCATGACATATCCACTAGATAATAATCAATTTCCCTTAACGAATTATCCATACTCAAGTAGGACATGGAGTAATAATGAAAATTTAGATCCAAAGAAGAATTATACTTCTGTAGGATTCAAACCAGGATCTAAATTGCAAGCGTCTGAGCTTAATGAAATACAAGAAAATTTCATGCTCCAGCAAACATTGACATTAACTTCTATGAGAGAATGGTTCAATGAGCTTTTAGGAAAAACTGCAAGTGGTCCAGCTTGGGAGGGGGCAATGCCTCTTTTTCCAAAGTCCCATCCTCTAGGCGGAACATATGATAAACTAATAGGATATACTTTCGTCAATGGTACTGGTGTCACACTATCTTTTAATACTGGATGGTATTTACTGACTCTTCCATCAGGACTAAAGCAATGGTTCCACTTGAATGCTGGTCAAACAGCATTTATAAATCCTAGTGCATCTACCGTTTATTATGCTGGAATTTCATTTGCCGATAATTATGTAGATTGCTCAGAAGATTCTACATTATATGATACATCAAGTGGATCTCCCGCAGTTTCTATCTGTGGAGCTGATCGCCATCAATTGGCATTTACAGCTGTAGAAATTACTGGTGCATCTGGTTTTAACGACACCAGATTTAATAAAGTTCTTTCTATTACCTTGACAGGATCTACTTTAGGAGTAAAATATATCAATGGTCTGACTATTTGAGGTATTAATTTATGAGTGAACCAAAAAAAGATTGTGGTTGTGGAAAGAAGAAAAAGTTCTCGGATTCCCCCCTACCTAATAAAGAACCAGCAGTAAAAAAGGCTTTGAGCATGATTCAAAGTTATGCTACTGCTGTAGCCTCAAGGGGACTGAAGGATAAAAGAGTAGATAAAACTGTAAAGCAACTAAGAGTTTTAAGTTGCTTTGGAAATGAACACAACGGCGGTGTATTACCTCCTTGTGCTCATCTTAAAAAATCTTCTACTGATGGTAAATTTTACTGCGGTGCATGCGGCTGCGGAGATAGAAAAAATACTTGGTTAAATGGAAAAGATGAGGAATATAGCAAACTAGATTATCCAAATGTTTCATGTCCTCTATCAATGCCAGGATTTAGCAATTATACTATGAGTTTGCCGCAGGAAGCCAAAGAGCCAGAGTCTAGAAAACACTATATTGAAAATCTTGAATTTAATTCTGTTCAAAATGTAGAAGTTACTATGCCAGATACCCCAAAAGAAATTTCTGATATTTTGGATAAAATAAAGCAAAAAATGGAAGAAACTAAAAATTCTCAACCCCCTTCAGAATAATATAAGTTTTGTTGTGCATAAATATTTTCAATGGCACAACCAAACTCAAGAGATTCTATAATACAATATGCCTACAGGCAGCTAGGTGCTCCAGTAATTGAAATTAATGTAGATTACGAGCAAGCTAATGACCGCCTTGATGACGCTTTGCAATTTTTTGCAGAGCGTCATTTTGATGGGGTCGAGAGAGCATATTTTAGTTATCAGGTAACAGATACTGATATACAAAATAAGTATATCAATACTAATTCGTTTGGACCAATTGTCGGTGCGTCTGGCGGCGATCCAAATGGATATGATATTTTATCAATTATACGAGTATTTCCATTTGGTTCTTTAAATGCAAATGAATTATTTGATGTAAGATATCAAATGGCATTAAATGATGTTTACGGAATAAACACAAATCTTGGTTTTGTTAATTCTGCCCCGATAGCAAATTTTGATATAACAAAACGTTATATTAGAATGATCGAAATGATGTTCGATCCGGAAAGAACAATTAGATTCAATAAAGTAACAAATAAACTTTATATCGAAACTGATTGGAGCACACTCAAGGCAGGAACATTCTTGGCTATTGAGGGTTATGTCAATCTTGATCCAGATACATACCCAGAAATTTACAATGATAGAATGCTTAAAAAGTATTTTACTGCATTAATAAAGAAACAATGGGGAGCCAATCTTTCAAAATTTGATGGAGTATCATTGCCCGGTGGAGTTGCCTTACGAGGGGGACAAATACTAGCAGAGGCAGTTCAAGAGATTGCAATTCTTGAGGATCAGATTATTTCCGCATATGAATTACCACCAGATATGATGACTGGATAATATGGCTTTAAATCCTTACTTTAGATTCCAAAATACAGAACAAAATGTTGTTGAAGACAACATCATTGAAATTATTCGTATGATGGGTAAAAATGTTTGGTATATTCCAAGAGAAAATGTGAACTTGGATAGATTATTTGGAGAAGATCAGCTCAATCGATTTACAAAAGCTTATCAGATTGAAATGTATGTTGCTTCGTCAGCTGGATTTGATGGCACTGATGTTATAACTAAATTCGGCTTAGAAGTAAAGGATAGAGTAAATCTTGTAGTTAGTAAAAAACGATTCACTAACGAAGTAACTACTAAAAATTCTACCATCATAAGACCGCGTGAAGGAGATCTTATATTCTTTCCACTAACTAAAACATTATTTGAAATAAACTTTGTTGAACACGAATTACCATTTTATCAACTAGATAAAAATTATGTGTTTACATTGAATTGTGAAACTTTTGTTTACTCTGCGGAAGAATTCGAAACTGGAAATACGGATATGGATTCTTTGGCCGATACGAAGCAAGGAATTTACAATTTCACCATAGGTGCTACCTTCTCCGGATTTACAGCTGCTTACAATAAGGCAGTTCGCGGAGAACAGTATTATGTTCCTGGTTCTGTCTCTGGAACTACGTCATACTTCCGTATGCTTGATTACGATCTATCTGGAACGCAGATGACTGGCAAGCTAGCATCTATAGACGGAATTACCTTCCTCAATCCAACGGTTCTCACCAGCTCTGTATCTGGTGCAACATTCAAGATTCTATCAGTATCCTCGACAAACGATATCGTCACAATCAATCCTATATTGGAAGATTTGTCTGGAGAAATACAGCCTCTAGACTATCAACGAGGCTTCACAGGAAGCGGAAGCAAAATAGATACTCCTATAGTCAATTTCAGTGAAACTGATCCGTTCTCGGAGGGTAATTACTAATGTTTAATTCGTATGATAACCAATCTATAAGAAAACTGGTAATTGCCTTTGGCTCATTATTTGATGAAATTTATGTTTCAAGAAAAAATGATACAACATCGGTAACAGAAAAAGTAAAAGTTCCTATTACATTTTCTTCGAAGGAAAAGTTTCTACGCAGATTAGAATCAAATTCCTCCATAACCGATAATGTAAAAACACAGATAAATATTCCCTATTTAAGTTTTGAAGTTTCAAATATTGCATATGACTTCGGTAGGAAAAGAAATAAACTATTAACAACTAATGAGGCTGTTACAGCTGCGGATGGTAGTATTTCCGAAAGCTATAAAACATTCTCAGAAACTCCAATTAATGTAGCCTTCAATCTTTACTTTTATTCTAGAAGTCTGAATGAATTATTCCAAGTATTAGAACAAATACTTCCTTATTTTAATCCAGAATTTAATATTAGAATCAATTTCAATAAAATATTTAAAAATGTAAATATACCAATTGCTTACAGAGATTTTAAAATAATTGATGATTATGAAGGATCTTTGCAATCACGCCGAATGATGATTGGAGTAATATCTTTTGTAGCTTCCTCGTATGTCTTTGGTGAAATAAAGCCAACTACTCTTATTGAAGATGTTATTGACGATACTGCTCCAGATCCAAATCTTGATCCTGATGAAGATCCTGTACCAACTACATCTATACAAATAAGTTCAAGTTTTGGAGTTAATACTTATTTCTTACCAATTGGTCAAAATGGATTTACAAATAATTTAACTTGGACAGAAACCAGCGTTTCTGATCTAAATACTGTTGTTAGTATTTTAACTACAACAAATAGAGTAGTTTATACACAAATAATTCCTGCTGGAACTTTGGCCCTCACGACAGCACAGACTACTAGTATAATAAACGCTATTTGTGAAGAATTTAATTTATGTGGAATTGAGGATGGAATACAAAGAAAATTAGTTTTAAAAATCCAAAATGGAACAACCGTGGCTCAAAAAGATTTTAAAGCAGTAATGGATTGTACTACAGTATGTCAGTAAATAAATTAAATGATTTTTTTGAAATAGAATCTGCTGGAAAAACAGCTAACAGCGAAATTCAGAAATCATCTGAAAATGATTATGAATATGCCAGAGAAAATTTGTATGACATAATTCAAAAATCAAAAGTTGCCCTTGAGGGAATCATGAAGGTTGCCTCTGAGGGAGATTCACCAAGAGCATATGAAGTCGTGACTCAAATGCTCAAAACCATGTCAGAGATCAACAAGGATCTTATAGATTTGGAAAAGATCAAGAACGAAGCAAACAAGACCACAATAAAGACAACCACAAATAATTCGTTCTTTATTGGCTCAACAAGTGATCTTCAGGATTTAATCAATCCTGAACGGAGCAAGAAAAAGGCTCTAGATATAATTGATGCGGAAGTGAAGAATGTCGAGGAAATTTAAAGGTTACTTAGGTAATCCAAACCTAAAAGAAGCTGGAGTAAAGATTGACTTCACCGAAGAACAGATTCGGGAGTATGTTCGTTGCTCCCAGGATCCAATCTATTTCATCAAGAAATACATCAAAGTCGTGTCTCTGGATAAGGGTCTAGTTCCATTTGAACTATACGATTATCAGGAGGAAATGGTCAAGAAAATGCATGACAATCGTTATATCATTGCCAAACTGCCTCGTCAGTCTGGTAAGAGCACCACGATTGTAGCCTTCATTCTACATTACATTCTGTTCAACCAGAGCATGAGCGTGGGTATTCTGGCCAACAAGATGAATACAGCCAGAGAAATTCTTGGCAGACTTCGCCTAGCCTACGAATATCTTCCCAAGTGGCTTCAGCAGGGTATCATTGAATGGAACAAGACTTCTATTCATTTGGAGAATGGCTCCAAGGTCATGGCCTCTGCCACCTCATCATCCGCTGTTCGTGGTGGTTCGTTTAACTTAATCTTCTTGGACGAATTTGCTCACGTTCCCCAGAACGTGGCCGAAGAGTTTTTTAGTTCAGTTTACCCTACAATTACATCAGGTCAGACAACCAAAGTATTCATGGTATCTACCCCAAACGGTCTGAACATGTTCTACAGCTTCTGGAAGGGGGCTACAAGGAAGCCTGGGGACGAAGGAAAGAACGAGTACGTCCCCATAGAGGTATCATGGAGACAGGTTCCTAAGTACGCTGGTGGGCCTCTGCGAGATGAGGAATGGAAGCAGCAGATGATTGCTCAAACCAGCGAACAGCAATTTGAGCAAGAATTTGAGTGTTCATTCCTTGGATCTTCAAATACTTTGATTAGTTCAAGTAAACTAAATTTATTGCAATTTGACAAACCTTTAGTTAAAGAACCGGGGGGTCTTTACATCTACGACGAACCGAAAGACGAGCATGCTTACTTCATTATGGTCGATACTGCTAGAGGCCAAGGTAGAGACTACACGGCAATGGTAGTAATTGATTCTACTGAAAAACCACACAGAGTTGTGGCTAGGTATCGAAACAATACCATTTCGCCATTTGATGTTCCTCCCGAATTATATGCTTTGGCGACAAAATATAATAACGCCCACTTACTAATCGAAGTAAATGACATTGGTGGCCAGATTGCCGATGTTATGCATGAAGAATTTGAATACGAAAACATCATTCAGACCACGATGATGGGTAGAGCTGGCCAGAAAGTTTCTCTTGGGTTTGGAAGAGGAACAAAACAAAGAGGGGTTAGAACCAGCGCAGCAGTCAAAAAACTGGGGTGTGCTGTTCTAAAAACTCTAATCGAACAAGATAAATTACTTGTTAGGGATTATGACATCATTCAAGAATTGATGACATTTATTTCCAAACATCAAACATTTTGTGCGGATGATGGTTATACAGACGATTTAGTTATGTGCTTGGTTTTATTTGGATGGCTAACTCGACAGGGCTACTTTGAAGAGATCATAGACATACAAAGGAAAAAAATTATAAATACCACAGAGAAAGAGGAGGAAGAGAACACTACTTTTTTTATGGGTTCGCGGGAATTTGATATAGAAAACACATTTAAAGAAGGTAATTCTCTTTGGTTTACCGAGGAATAAAAAAATATGCCATCAATTAACATTTTCGAAAACTCAACACCTATCATAGCAGGAATCGAAGCAGAAGCTTCATCTCACCTATCGGCGTTTATTTGCGGATATTCATTATACCACAAAATTACCCAGGCAGATGCTACTCAATTGGGTTACAAAATATTTAATACTCCAAATGAACTTTTATCAACATTTGATATTACAGTTCTGAGCGGAGTTTCTTCTGGGTTTGCGTCTGGTGCTGGTTTTAGCGGTGGAACAATTCACGACAGAGAATTACATGCAGCTCTAAATTACTTGCAATATGGTGGCATTTTGGTTGCTGCTACTGGAGCCACTGCTCTAAACAATACAAATCTATCAATCGATAGCGTTTTCTGCGAAGATAATTCTAAATTTAATGATGTAATCAATTTAGTTGCAATGAGACAAGATTGTGTTGGTATTTTGGGATGTTCGGCAGAATATCACAGCGGTACTTCAGCTTCATATCCAACAAATAATTTGGCAATCTATTCGATGTATGGCATCACCGGAATCACTGGAGCCACAAGCATTGATGAGAATTTCTTCAGCATAATTGGAAGAAAGACCAGAGAAAGAATATACGGAGCAACGGGAACAATTACTTTACTTTTAGGTTCAGATGTTGCTGGTCTAATGGCTGTATCGGACAATCTATATGGCCCATGGAATCCTCCAGCTGGAATTAGAAAGGGAGAAATCTTATCTTTCACAAACTTTGAACCCAAACTCAGTGAAACAAATATTGATTCTTTAAATGATACCTATGGAATCAATAGTTTGAGCGGAGTCTATGGTTATCCGGATAGAGTCTTCGTCATGGGAGATTCGTCCTTAGAACAAGTAGATTCAGATAGAATGCACATAGGCATTTCAAGACTAATTCTTCACATCAAGAGAGCGATCAAACCATTACTACAGGGAGTATTGTTTGAAGTTAATAATTCTTCTACTAGAACAGCACTATCAAATAGTGTAGTTAATATTTTAGATAGAATTAGATCTAGAAGTGGAATTAGAAGCTTTACTGTAGTATGCAATGAAACAAACAATACAGATACAGTAATCAATGCTAAACAATTGATAATTGATATTTCATTCGTACCATATTACACAATTGAAACAGTTACATTTAGATTTGTCCTCACTCAAGCTTAATGGCCTTTACATATTCCATAAAGCAAATAGATTCGAAGAAAGTCGTAGATGGGGGATTTCTCATCTACGACTCTCTTTTATTCAGTGTTTTAGGAATAACTAGCACTCATGTTCTGTTAGAATCTGTAAGTGATTTTACAAAATTAATAAATGATGCAGATTATACGCAGATAGGTGCGTCAGTAACTGATTCAGAAGTATTTCTTAAAGAAGTAAATAATACATCTTCGACAGCATCTAAAACAGATATAAGAAAAATAGATTTTTATTTTAATTATATTTTAGATGCTCTTCATTATAATTATAACATTTATTTGATAAATGCTTCTACCGAAAGTAACATTTATGATGTTTTTTCCAAATATGATTTGGATTATTTAGTGTATGATCCTATTAAGACAACAATTTCTTCGGATTTAATTTCAGAAATAAAACTTAAACAAATACCAATTTTATTAAATGCGTCTATCGATCAAAATTCATTTAGATCATTAGAAAATTTATATATTTTAAATAATCAGACAAATATAAATTATAAATTTGATAATTTTTACGCTAGAACAGAATTGAGTGATGCCGATTTCAATCAATTAACTTTTACAATAGGAGGAGTTAAAAGATTAAAAAGATATTATGGCGACGAAAATATTAATGATGACACTGAGTACAGCAATAGTCCATATATCTTAGTATCATTACTAAGTGATGCAGCTGGTATGATGGCAAGAAGCTATTCTTATTATCCATGGAATAGCCCAGCTGGATTTAGAAATGGTAAAGTCTTAAATCAAATTTTTACGAAAATAAATTTACCGAATATTAAATTTACAGAAACTATAATTCCGCAAACACCAGTCGATATAACATTTAACTCTGGAACAGAACTTAAGACTGCTCAAAATAGAGGAATAAACTGTATATTAAATGTATCTGGTCCAAATGGAAAAGAGTATTTCTTATCAACCGATTTTTCTGGAAATACAGCTTCCTCAAACACAGTAAAACAAACATTTACTTATGCTAACACATATTCTTATATCGTAAGAAACAGTAAATCTATTTTGAACGAATTCAGATTTGAATTAAATTCTCCAGAAAATAGAGAATTAATATCCAATAGATTAAATGTTTTACTTGAAGATGTGCAGTTAAATGGTGGAATAGACTCTTATGGAGTTATTTGCAACGAATCAAATAACTCCGAATCATCTATAGCTCAAAATATAATAGTTGTTGATATATCATTTAAACCTATACAAAGCCCCTCAATAATAAGTCTTAATTTTACTATATAATAAAGAATTTGAGGTAATTCGATGGCAAATAAAATAGATGACTTCATCAATGGATTTAGAGGCGGTACTAGAAAAAATCGCTTTAGGGTAGAAGGAACTTTTCCTGCCAATAGCGGTGGGGATGCTAATAAATTGCAATATCACGTTCTTTCCGCTTCTCTTCCAAGCTCAACCCTTGGGATTGTAAATTTCCCATATAGAGGAAGATTAATTCCTTATGTTGGAGATAGAACTTATGAGCCGTGGGATGTTTTGGTATTAGACGATAGAGGTGCTGGCCTGTATAAAGCATTTCAGGCATGGAGCGAAAAGATTAATAATCAAGAAACAAACACTCATGCCTATGCAGCTAATGATAGTTGGTTCCAAGGAACTGCGGATGCCATTCAAAATAGTAGTTGGAAAATCAATCAACTTGATTTAGGAGGAGCTGTAATTAAAACTATTACTCTTAGATCTTGTTGGCCAGGATTCATCAGTCCACTTCAATTTAACATGGCAGATACCGGATTCAATTCATTTGCTGTAAGATTAAATTATAATTATATTAGTATTAATGGCGTAAATCCAGTTTAATAAGTAATAATTATGTCAGTACAGAACTTTATTACGAATTTTAATGGTGGGACACGAAAAAATAGATTTCGTGTATTTTGTGATATACCTGGATTTTCAATTCCACAAGTTCCTGGTACTACCCCCAATACTACGCCAGCTTCTGTAACATCAGCTCCAGCTGGACAGCCAAGCCCAAGAGGTGGATTTGACGATTTTCACGTTTTGGCAGCAGCAATGCCTGCCTCAATTATAACTACTAATCCTATCGACTATCAGGGTAGAAAAATTTTATACCCAGGAGATAGAATTTATAGTGCTGATGGATTCAATGTTTGGACAGTCACTATTCAAGATGATATAAGTGGAGGATCTGGCCTTACGAGCAATTTGTGGTCCAAATTGCACATATGGTGCAATGGTATCAATTCCAACAATAATAATATTGGAAATACTACATCTGCATCTGAAGCAGACATAACAGTAGAACAATTAAATTTAAATGGAACCGCTGTTTTAAAAAGAGCTGTTTTGAAAAGAGCATGGCCACAATCTGTTGGTCAAGTAGATATGGAAATGCAGGCTAGAGATCAATATAATTCTTTTGATGTAACGTTCTGTTTTAAATATGTTCAATACGAAAGTTTAGCTTAAAGGATAAAACAATGGCAGGAATTCAAGATTTTATTGATAATTTTAATGGCGGAACTAGAAAAAATAGATTTAAAGTTACTTTAATTGGTTCGCCAAATCAAGCAGATGATCTTGTAGATGATTTTCATATTCAAGCAGCAGCAATGCCTGCCTCAATCATAACTACTAATCCTATCGACTATCAGGGTAGAAAAATTTTATACCCAGGAGATAGAATTTATAGTGCTGATGGATTCAATGTTTGGACTATGACTGTATTGGATGATATTGGATCTGATAATCTTTGGCAAAAGTTTCATGATTGGAGCAATCAAATCAATGGACACGATACAAATGCTGGAGATACAGTAGGTATTACAGATGCACAAATAATTGTTGAACAATTGAATTTAAACCAAGAAGGGGCAAATGGCGGTGTAATAAAAAGAGCTAAATTATTTGGTTGTTGGCCTCAATCGGTTGGTCCAATTGAGATGGAAATGCAGGCTAGAGATCAATATAACTCTTTTGATGTAACAATTTGTTTCAAATATGTTAAATATGAAGATCTAGATTCAGTTGGACCAACCAATCCAACCGATCCAACCGATCCAGAGGATCCTACCCTTCCCGGTATCTGATATTGGTTAATATAGTTTGTGTTTAAAAAATCAACTATATACTTGACAAGGATTTTATATAATGGCTTATAAACTATTCGGTTTTACCGTCAGATCTAAAGATGAAGAAGATAAATTATCTCTTCAAAATTTTGCTACTCCAGAAGAATTTGATGGAGCATATACAGTTGAAGGTGCTGGTGTATATGGCACTTTTATCGACTTCATGGGGTCAGTTAAGGATGAACAAGCACTCATGGCTCAATACAGAGCCATGTCTTTGTTTCCAGAGGTAGATACAGCTATCGATGAAATTACAAATGAATCTATAGTAACTGGCAATGATAGAAAACCAATAAAACTAGATTTATCTAAAATTACATTTTCAGATAATATTAAAAGCAAAATATATACAGAATTTGATAATATCCTAAAGCTTCTTGATTTTCAAGATAAAGGATATGAAATCTTTAGAAGATGGTATGTAGATTCTAAACTTTATTACTATATTTCAATTGACTCTGAAAATCCATCTGAGGGCATTAAGCAATTGATTCCTCTTGATGCAACCAAAGTTAAAAAAGTAAGAAAAATAAAAACAAAAAATACAAAACAAGATGGTGCTAATGTTTCTTTAATAAAAGATGTTGAAGAATATTTTGTATATACAAATACCGACAAAAATTCTGTAATTGGAACTCCTACATCTGGTCTTAAGATTTCTCCAGACTCTATAGCATATTGCCACTCAGGTATGGTGGATATGAACTCAAAGAGAGTTGTTGGCTACCTCCACAAGGCCATTAGACCTCTAAACATGTTGCGCCAGATCGAAGATGCTATCGTCGTATATCGCATCTCACGCGCCCCTGAGCGTCGTATTTTCTATATCGATGTCGGTAACTTACCAAAGCAAAAAGCTGAACAGTATGTTCGTGAGCTTATGAACAAATATCGTAATCGAATGATTTATAACCAGACAACTGGAGAAATCAAAGACGATAGAAATCAAATGGCAATGATTGAAGATTACTGGCTACCTCGCCGCGAAGGTGGTAGAGGAACAGAAATCTCAACCCTGGATGGGGGACAGAATCTAGGTGAATTGACTGATGTTGAGTATTTCAAGAGAAAGCTATATTACGCTTTGAATATTCCACCTTCACGATTGGTGGGAGAAAATGGCTTCAATCTAGGAAGATCGGCTGAAATTACGAGAGATGAAGTTAAATTCTATAAATTTATTGAAAGATTGCGTAATAAGTTTGCCCAAGTATTCATGCAATTGCTTAGAGTTCAATTGGTTCTTAAGGGTATTATAACTCAGAATGACTGGGAAGAAATTAATTATGCTATTAACTTCTCATTTAATAAAGATTCATATTTTACCGATTTAAAGGATGCAGAAATTTTATCAGCAAGAATGGAATTGGCAGCTCAGATGGAGCCAATGATAGGTAAATATTTCTCTTCTATGTACATCAAAAAGAATATTTTGAAGCAAAGTGATGAAGAAATAGAACAATTAAACCGCGAAATGGCTGTAGATATAGCAAAACAGCAGCAAGAACAATTGGCACAAATGCAAATGGCACAAGAACAGCCAGAATAATAAAAATATAAATAACAAAGGAAAAAACTATGAAAGCAAAAACAATCATCCATTCAATTCTTGAAGAGAATGCAATCAAAGCAAAAAAGGCAATTGCTGAGGATTTAGCTATTAAGCTAGGCCAAAGACTAGCCGAAGAATATGTAAGAGTTGCCAAAACAACTTTTAATGAGGCAGATGATAATCTAGCAAACAATTATCCTCCCTTCGATAAAGTTACCAGAGGAGATATCATTGCTGCTGGTAAAGATGAAGAGCAAGACGGGGAAGTAGAAGGCGAAGAAGAGGAAATGGAAGAAGAGGAAATGGAAGAAGAGGATGAAGAGGGCGAAGAAGAAGAAATGGACGAAGAATAAGAATGAAATTAATTACCGAAACAGTTGAAGAAGTAGCATATCTAACTGAAAACAAAGACGGTGAAAAGCAATATTTCATCGAAGGTGTTTTCATGCAGGCTGAACAAAAGAATAAAAATGGCAGAGTTTATCCAAAGCAAATTCTTGCCAAAGAAGCCAATCGCTATGTTACTGAATATGTGAATAAGAATCGCGCTCTTGGAGAATTGAATCATCCAACTGGTCCTTCAGTTAATCTTGATCGTGTTTCTCACAAGGTCACCTGGCTTTACGAGAACAACAATGACTTCTACGGTAAAGCTAAGATTCTTGATACCCCATGCGGTCAGATTGTAAAGAATCTGATGAGCGAAGGTGTCAAACTCGGAGTTTCAACCCGTGGTATGGGTTCTTTGGAAAAGCGCGGTGGAGTAAATGTCGTAAAGGAAGACTTCATGCTTGCTGCCATCGATATTGTTGCAGATCCTTCAGCTCCAAATGCTTTCGTCAACGGAATCATGGAAGGTAAAGAGTGGGTTTGGGATAATGGTCTTCTAAAAGAACAGCAAATTGCTGAGTATAGAAACACCCTAAATAAGACTCCTTCCAGAAAACTACAAGCAGAATCAATTAAACTTTTTGCTGATTTCTTGAGAAAAATTAAATGAATCAAAAATTAGAAAATTTTCATTTCTTATCAGAGTCTAATAGAAATATTGATTTTGTTTCATTGAATGAAAATATTTTGACTACTATTTTGGGGAAAGTAAAAAGAGGATTTGGGCGAGTAGCTGGTGGTTCTAAAAATAAAACCTACAGTGATAAAGTTTTAGATGCAGCTGCTGCTGGTTCATATGCAGGAGCAGCCTGGGCTGATGAACAAAGGAATTGGCAGAATTACCTAGCTAATCAATCGGCTCAAGGCCCACTTGGTAGATTAGGTGCTGAATATAAAGAAGCTGGAATGAAAACTCTGCTTGCCCCATTTAAACTAGCTCCACAAGCTTTAAAAGCAAGCGCGGGAATCAATTTGAGAAGAATGGGCAGAGGCACATCCCATGCAAATATACAATACGGTCCAACAGAAATTTAAACATATATAAAACGGAGAATTAACAAATGAACGATACATCAGTAGAAATGGATTTTTTAGGTAAAACATCATTCGATGCCGAAGGAAAGGGATTTATGCTCCAGACAAAGAATCCCCCATCCGAAGGTTTAGCCCAAATGAACATGAGAACTGTTCAGGGGCCAATGGGTCAACAACAAGCACAAATGCCCGTTGAAGGCGAAGAAGAAGAAGAATCAACTGAAGAAAGCTTAAAGGAGCATCTAGCTGCACTTTTTGCAAATGCTAATCTTTCAGAAGATTTTGTTGAAAAGGCAAAGACCATCTTTGTTGCCGCAGTAAACGAAAAATCAAACGAGATTGCAACTCGCATCAACGAAGCTTACAAGGCTCAGTATACCAATGCTCTCGCTGGAACTGTAAATGAACTCACTGAAAAGGTTGATGATTATCTAACCTATGTTGTTGAGGAATGGATTAATGAAAATAAGCTCCAGGTCGAAAGAGGAATTAAGGTAGAATTAGCCGAAAACTTCATCTTTGGACTAAAGAAACTATTTGAGAGCAACTTCATTGATGTTCCAAATGAAAAATATGATGTTCTAGACGAACTATACACCAAGATTGAGCAGCAGGAAGATCAATTGAATAATTCAATGAACGAAAATATTGCTCTAAGAAAGAAATTACTTGAATCTGCCGCCGTGAGCGTTTTCGCTCAGGAAACCCAGGGTCTTGCTCAGACTCAGGTTGAGAAACTGGCCAATCTAGCTGAAGGCATCGAATATGACGATGTAGAACAGTTCAGAGGAAAGATTCAAATTCTAAAGGAAAGTTATTTTGGAAATGGAAATGCCCAACCACAATCAGCTCAAGCAGCAATGCCAAGATTTGCTCCAAAGGTAGACATTCTTGATACAGCATCTGAGCCTGAAATGATTAACGAGGGAATGGATATTTACAGAAGAGCTATTAGTAGACACATAAAGAAATAAATTTTATAAATAAAATATTAGGAGATACACATGAATTTTGACGATACAACACCATACGATATTCTAACTGAGAAGTGGGAGCCAGTTTTAAAGCACGATGCACTCCCACAGATTGAAGATACCTACAAGAACAAGGTAACTGCTGTTCTTCTTGAGAACCAAGAGCAAGCCATGCGCGCTCAGAGACTAGTTGAAGACAACACCCTCGGTGGAGTCATCAGCAACGTCGCTAGCCCCTCTTCAGGAAACATCGCTGGTTATGACCCAATTCTAATCAGCCTTGTTCGTCGTGCAATGCCTAACCTCATTGCTTACGACATCTGCGGAGTTCAGCCCATGACCGCTCCAACCGGACTCATCTTCGCAATGCGTCCCAAGTACGATCCCAATGGCGGAACCCGTAAGGAAGCCATGTTCCAGGAACCATTTGTTCCCTTCGCAGGTTCAGGTGGTACTGGTGGTCAGGGAGACACCTATGCTGATTACCTCGACGGACTCAGCTACAGCACCGATTACGGTCTAACTCTATTCGGTGGATCAACTGGTGCAACTAGAGGTGCATTCTACGGCGGAAACTTCAAGGGTATGCTTGTCGGTGAAGCTGAAGGTCTAGGTGCTGCCAAGCAGTTCCAGGAAATGGCATTCACCATTGATAAGGTTGCTGTCCAGGCTAAGACCCGTGCTCTAAAGGCTGATTACACCACTGAGCTTGCTCAGGACCTAAAGGCCGTTCACGGACTTGATGCTGAAACCGAACTCGCTAACATTCTCAGCACTGAAATTCTTGCTGAAATCAACCGCGAAGTCGTCCGTGGCATCTACCATGTTTCTAAGCTTGGCGCACAGCAGACCGACTTGAATGCCAAGTCAGCTGCTTCAGGCCCAGCCTCTGTCGGTGGCGTATATGACCTACTCGTTGACTCTGACGGTCGTTGGTCAGCTGAACGCTTCCGTGGCCTCATGTTCCAGATCGAACGCGAAGCCAACCAGATTGCTAAGGAAACTCGTCGTGGTAAGGGTAACTTCATCATCTGCTCATCAGATGTTGCTTCAGCCCTCGCCATGGGTGGATGGCTAAACATCAGCCCCGCTCTAAACAACCAGCTTGAAATCGATGATACTGGCAACACCTTTGCTGGCGTACTCAATGGCAAGATGCGCGTTTACATCGATCCTTACGTCAAGTCAGGCGTAGATTTCGTCTGCGTCGGCTATCGTGGTGCAAGCCCCTACGACGCTGGCCTCTTCTACTGCCCATACGTCCCACTCCAGATGGTCCGTGCAGTCGATCCTGACACCTTCCAGCCCAAGATCGGCTTCAAGACCCGTTACGGCATGGTTGCTAACCCATTCGTCATCAATACCACCACTGGTCTTGCTGATGGTGAAACCATGACTGCCAACCTCAACCAGTACTACCGTATCTTCCGTGTTGTTAATCTCCACGGTAACACTAACTGATAAGTAGTATCTAAATCTTCGGAAACGGGAGCCAGAAATGGCTCCCGTTTTCTTTTCTACATAGTTTATGTCTTTAACAGAAATTTCTACATTAGGTCAGAACTATTTTCGGTTCGAAATCTCAAGACTTCCAACTGTTCAATATTACATACAGGAAGCTAATTTACCTAATTTGATTCTTGAAGCGCAAGATCAGCCTACCACTTTAGGCATACCAGTTAGAAGACCGATAGGTGCTTATAGGTTTGAAAATTTAACTTTAAGTTTTCTAGTTGACGAAAAAATGACTAACTGGTTAGAAATTTATAAATGGATGCGCCATTTAGGAAATATTGATACTGATACTGATAATAACGAATTACCATTTGAATCATGGCAAACTAAAGCATATTTGTATTTAACTAAGGGAACATATAACGATAATTTAAAGGTTGTATTTCACGAAGTATTTCCAGTAGCTTTATCTGGATTAAAATTTATGACTGACTCTCCAGCAAATTCTGTTCAAAAGGCAACAGTATCTTTCGCATATACTTACTATTCGTTTGATCCTGATCCTGGAAATATAACAAGTTGATTTAATAGAATAATGTGTATAATTATATTATGAATTTTGATGAACTAAAACAACAAGTCCAAGAAGATCTGAAGATTGATTCCACCGAACTAGCAATAGAATCGGTAAATACTCCACAGATCCATAACAAGTATCTTATATTCCTCAAGAAACACAAGGAAGCCCTTGCAGAGGACGAAAGAACCCTTCGTGTTATGCGGAAGTACAAGTGGCTATATTACACAGGAAAGCTGTCTAAAGAGGAACTAGATCGTTTTAAGTGGGAGCCATTCGACCTAAATATTCTCAAGACCGATGTTGATCGATTTATTGATGCGGATGATGATGTCATTCGTCTTGAAAGACAAATTACTGAAAAGAAAGAACTAGTGAATTATTTGGATGGTGTCGTAAAGATCGTAGGAAACAGGCAATGGAATATACGATCAGCCATCGAATGGATTAAATTCAGTCATGGGCAGTGAAGAAGTAAAAATAGAAAAAATCGATGGTACATTCATCAAAATACATTGCGAAAATTCAGTAGCAAAAGAGATATCCGATTACTTCACATTCAAGGTTCCTAACTCCCAATACTCACCAGCATTCAAACGTAGAATCTGGGATGGTCAGATTCGTCTTTTCAATTACTTCACACGCAAGATCTATACAGGTCTTAGAAACAAAGTAGTTCAATTCTGTCTCGACAGAAACTACGAATGTAAGTTTGAAAATTTCAAGGAGGAGTTTTTTGAGGATTATAAGTCTTATCTTGATGACTTACATCTATACTCAGATTCTGGCGAAATCCAGCTCAGAGACTATCAGAGAAGGGCTGTGGAAATGGCTCTTGATCATAAGCGTAGTCTACTGATATCTCCAACAGGTAGCGGTAAGTCTCTGATCATCTACTGCATTCTTCGCTATCTTCTTAGCAAGAACAAGAGAGTTCTTATTCTAGTTCCTACCACAAGCCTGGTCCATCAGATGAGATCGGACTTTATTGAGTATGCTGGTAAGGAATGGAATGCCGAAAAAAATATTCATATAATTTACGCAGGCAAAGAGAAAGAGACTACAAAGCCGATAGTCATTTCTACTTGGCAAAGCATATACGAATTACCAGAGAAAACATTTGCAGATTATGATGCTGTGATTGGTGATGAATGCCATCTATTCAAGGCAAAGTCATTAGTCAAACTGATGAACAAGCTCAGGAACTGTCACATTCGCGTTGGTACTACTGGTACATTAGATAATATACAAGTTCATAAGCTAGTACTTGAAGGTCTTTTTGGCCCACCGATTCGCGTTACAAGCACGAAGAATCTGATTGACAACAAAGTTCTTTCGCAGCTTGACATCAATTGCATTCAGCTTAAATATGCAAAAGAAGAATGTAATTCAATGAAGCGCAAGACATATCAAGAAGAAATTGAATATATTATTTCTCATGAAAGAAGAAATAAGGTTGCAGAAAAACTTTGTTCTTCTCTCAAAGGAAATACGCTTGTGCTTTTCTCACAAGTGCAAAAGCACGGCCTTCCATTTTATGAATCTCTTCAGAAAAAATGCACAGACAAGAAAGTGTATTTTATTTCTGGAATGACTGATGTAGAAGACAGAGAACAGATTCGTAAGATTGTTGATAAGTCTACTGATTCAATTCTTGTTGCTTCATACGGAACATGCAGCACTGGTATAAATATCAAGAATATACACAATATTGTATTTCTGCATCCTTCAAAATCAATAGTTCGCGTTTTACAGTCAATTGGTCGTGGTCTTCGAATGTCAGAAACAAAAGATCATGTGATGATTTACGATTTAGTTGATGATCTTCGTCACAAAAAATATCAGAATCACGCATTCAATCATTTCTTGGAACGAATTAAAATTTACGAAAACGAATCTTTCAACTTTAAACTAGTCCCTATAGATCTATGAAAGGATAAATAGTCATATGGAAACTACTTGCAGATTGTTTAAGCTGAGGAGTGGTGAAGAAGTTCTTGGATTGCTATCCGGAGAAAGCGATTCTACGATTAGCATTCTAAAACCAATGGTTATCAAAACTCATATTTCTCCAGATCCTCTTGGTGTGACTAGAGAAATAACAGTCCTTAGAAATTGGTTAGAATTTACTGATCAGGAATATATCGATCTTCCGAGAGATCACATTGCTTCCGTTCTGATGCCTTCAGAAAGCACAGTAGTTTTATACCAAAAATCTGTAAGAACAGAAGAAAATTATAAAGAAAGTTTGAAGCAAGCTGAAGAAAAGAAAAAAGAAACAATGCAAAATCCTGATAGTTTGCAGGATATGTTCAAGTCATTGTTTGATGAAATTATTGAAATGGAATCTGAGGAACCCCCAATCAATAATCCATTGGCTAAAACACCATCTTCAATGCCATTTCCTTTTATGAATCCAAACACAAATGTAGGAATGTTCTTTTCGATTCCTCCAGACGTATTTCAGGATATGATTGAAAATGGTCTTTTAGATTTTGATATGTTTGGTGCTTTAAAAGATGACGATGAAGAAGAAGATCTTTTAATTCCTGAAATGGAATTCCTCACCGATAAAGAAAAAGAAAAAATGAAACGAAAGGGGATTAATTGGGAAGACTTCCCAGACGATCCTCGTAAGTATATCGATGATATATCTGAGGATACTAAAGAGTAACTATTTAGTTACAATTTTACTTGTTGATCGCCTACACAGCGAAGTGTATCCAGAAGCCTAGATTTTGTCAATTGATTTTTTCTGGAAACATGATATTATTTACTCATGAGCAAAAAGAAAAAAATAGAAGAGTCAGATGATATAATAGAGCCAGATTTAATACCCATAGTGGAGGAAGAAGAAAAGTCCCATTATGTGGATAATAAAGAATTTTTGGCTGAGATGATAAAATGGAAAAAGAAATATAATGCGGCGGAAGAATCGGGAAGAAAAAAACCCCCAATATCAAATTATATAGCAGAATCATTTTTAAAAATCGCAGAGCATCTTTCTTATAGACCAAACTTCATGAACTACCCCTATAGAGAAGAGATGGTAGGGGATGGAATCGAAAATTGTTTGATGTACGCCCACAATTTCGATCCAGAAAAATCAAAAAATCCTTTCTCATATTTTACTCAAATTATATACTTTGCATTCTTAAGACGCATCGAAAAGGAAAAGAAGCAGTCTTATATCAAGTATAAGATCATGGAAGACAATGCGGATGAGAGGTTTCATCGCTGGTTCAAAGAAAATTACTTTGCTAAAGATAGTTCAGCCAGTTTCAGAGAAATTTTTAGTTTATCTGAAAATGATGTAAACAAGTTTGAAGACAATAAAGAAAAGAAAAAGAAGAAAAAGAAGAAAAGAATCAGATGAAGATAGCAATTATCAATGATACTCACTTCGGAGCTAAGAATGACTCTCCAGTTCTTTTAGAACATTTCATTCGATTCTTTGAATGGCAGTTCTTTCCCTATTGCATAAAGAACAATATTCAACGAATAATTCATCTGGGTGATTTCTTTGATCGTCGCAAATACATCAACTTCAATACTCTAAAGCAAGTTCGTACTAGGGTGATTGAACCGATGGAACAGATGGGCATGTCAATGCAAATCATCATTGGAAATCATGATACCTATTTTAGAAATACGAATAAAACAAATTCTCCACAAGAACTTCTTGAGAAATATTTTCACATAGAAGTAGTAAACGAACCAAAAGATCTGCTTTATCCAGATGTGACGATTGGTGCAGTTCCCTGGATTTGCGAAGACAATCTTCCTCAATGCTTGGACTATATTAAGAACTCAAAGGCTCACATTCTTATGGGTCATTTTGAGATCGTTGGATTTGAAGTTCTTCGCGGGGTATATCATGAATCAGGACTTCAGCGAGAGATGTTCGATAGATTCGAAACTGTTATGTCAGGCCACTTTCACCTGAAGTCTCGCCACAAGAATATCGAATATCTTGGAACCCAGTATCAGATGGGTTTCACGGATGTAAACGAACGAAAAGGTTTCCATGTCTTTGATACCAAAACACGGGATCTTGAATTTGTTCAAAATACTCAAGAGCTTTTCCACAGAATCATTTACGATGACTCATTGCCAGAACAGCTAGAGAATCTTGACTTTTCTCAGTTCAATGATAAGTATGTAAGATTGATTGTGCAGAGAAGAAATAAACCAGTATTCTACGAAAAGTTCATAACGAAATTGAACGAAGCAAAGCCATATGATGTAACAGTCGTAGATGAAGAAATCGAAATGAATTATTCGTCTATTGATATTGATATGAATATGGATACAATAACGATGATCTGCAAAGAGATAGACGATCTATCTGAGATCACGAATAAAGACGATATCAAGAATATCATCAAAGATCTGTACCAC